ACGACCTGCTGAGATACCCAGTATCTGTGTCTGTACCGCCCCTGCTACACCTACAGTACATAAGTCAGAGTTACTTGCACTTATCTGTGGAGATATAGCCGATGGTGGTGGGCTATTGATTGTAGTATCCATAGAACCATTTGAAGTTATAGTACTATTAGTGTCAGTCTTTATAACATCATCATCGGCATGTGCAATACTACCGATTAGTAGGGTAAATAGTATAAGTAAGAGTTTCATTTATTATCTTGTTCTGCCATTCTCTCTACTAGGTTACGAATAGCTTTAATGTTTTCATCAATACGTCCTAGAGAGACAGCTTGCATCTGTACTGTTTTTTCTATTGTACCAATCCTAGTTTCTTGACGGACTAGATCACGAGCATTATTTTTGACGGCTGAGTCTAATGAAGACACATACCATACTAGTGATATAGTTTGCAGTACAATAGCTATTATTAAGCTAACTGGTACTGACTTAGAAAGATGCCAACTCTCGGTCATGGTTTAATATTCCTTATGTTGGTTTAGTAGGCCATGTGATATTATCTGGGTAGCCATCTTGTGCTGGCACATCTAGTAACGCTTGTCGATAATTAGTCCACTCTAAACGCTTGGCATCTGTCATGTCATTCCAACGTAAAGCGTTAGATACAATAGGGTCTACCTCTTCGACAAGTATTCTATCTCTTGTTTCTCTTTCAGCTTTAATTCTTTCTAAAGCCCCATGAGCAATTTCCTCATCTGTAAGGGGTATTTCAGTTATTTCGCCAGTTATGGCATCTTTTATTAAGTGCATTATTTTACTCCGTATAAATACATTCCACGTTTAAATTTATCACCTGTACCCATATTCTCACTAGCATAAGCAAAGTTATATCCCGACCTTACATGGAGGCTAATTGTTGTAGTTGAGTTTCTTATATCATTTGCAGGACAACCACCTGTCTTAGCTGAATTGGCATCCCAACTAGAAGACCATAAAAGGTAATTATTAAGCTCCTGTGGTCTACTAGCAGTAGAGGTTGCTATTCCACTAGCCAAATCACAAGTAATATCACAACTAGTTCCCTTTTTAGCTACACCAGCACCTTGAATAAGACCATTTGCGTTATCAGCAGCATTACTCTGCAATCCAAACCAGTTATTATCACCCGAACCACTACAAGTAATATACCTTACGACAATATATACTTGCTTATAATCTGTAAGGTCTAAGTTACTAATAGATATACTTGATGCGCTTGCGTTGGTTACAAATACTGAACCTAGAAATGTTGTACCACCAGATGAAATACCTGTTAGGTTAGCTCCACTGCCGTGATAGTTTACAGCGTGTACGTCACTAAATCGTTTATTAGCTGCACCAAGCATTATTCCATTATCTCTTACTGCACCTGTTGTTGTACACGGATGTATTTCACCACCTGAGAATACAAGACCACTGTCATTAGAATAAGGTGATGCAATGTAAAGTTGATTGCCGTTAGTCCCAATACTACCTACAGTTGAGCCGTCTTTGTAAAAGTTTAAAAGAGTGCCATCAGAAGAGTTCCTATTTATAGCCATAGGTGTACCACTACGGCTTACATAAGTTTCTCCATTTGGATGTGCTTCAAACCCATCTACATTATAACCAGCACTTGTCTTACCCACCAACAATTTACCTGATGAGTCGATGCGCATACGTTCTGTGTTGGCTGTATAAAACCTCATGTTAGTTGATTTTGTATTTATTAAGTCCAATCCATCAGTAGAAGCTACTAATCTTGAAAAAACATTTGAGCCATCAGCACTGGAAAGTATTAAAGTGCCACCCCAGTTGTTGTCTGATATAGACGCAATTTGTAATGCATGGGATGCACCATAAGTATTGTCTATAGTTGAAATGCCAATACCAACGTTGCCTGATGAGTTTATACGCATACGTTCTGTGCCGTTGGTGCCAAATATTGTGTCTGCGTTTTCGTAATTCCAAACATAAGTATGCGCATTGGTAGCGTGCTGAATAAGAAAGCCATCCGCTGAGCCAGAACCAGAGTTTGTATTCTGCAATCTTATATTTGTATTGCTTCCACCATTATTTGCAGTCAGCCCATCGCTGGTCACTGTGCCTGTTACGTCAACGCCTGTTGATGTTGTGGCTAGTTTTTCAGAGCCATTATGATAAAGTTCAACTTCAGCCCCTGCACGAGCGACGACCATATTTGCATTGTCGGTTTGCCGTTTCAAAGCAATATTGTCATTATCTCTTATAAATAAACTACCAGAACCACCTTCATCAATAAAAGTGTTACCACTAGTTCCATCATGGTAAATCTGTAGGTCAGTACCAGCACCGAATATGGCTTTGTTATTATCGCCAAATGTTACATTACCAGTAAGTGTACCACCAGCTAAAGGTAACTTAGTAGCCAATGCTGTTGTGAGTGTAGAGTTATAGTTAGCATCATCATTGATAGCCGCAGCTAACTCATTCAAATCATTCAGTGTACTTGGTGCGCCACCAATAAGTGTTGTAATCTTATCTGTAACGTAAGCTGTTGTAGCTATCTTAGTACTATCATCAGACTCAGCTTGTGTAGTTGCTGTGGTAGTAGATGATAGAGAACCACTAACAGTACCACTGATAGTACCTGTAGCTGTTATGTTACGGAAGCCTGTTATATCTTTGTTTGTATTAACTACGACAGCTTTAGATGCTGATACTGTACCTGCAGTAATACCATCAATACTCTCTAAGTCATTCTCATTAATATCAGCACTACCTATTACAAAGCTACCACCTGTTATAGCACCTGTAGTTGTTATAGTAGATGAGCCATTGTCTATGTTACCAAAGCCTGACGTTATGCTACCACTATTCAATGCACCTGTAGAGGTGATGTTAGTTGTAGTGATACCATCGACGTATGCTTTGATAGACTGCTGACTAGCAATGCCAGTAGCAGAGTCACTGGCAAGATTATCTTCATCAAGGAAGCTCTTACCATCTAAGATGTTTATCTCTTGAGCACTATCTGCTAAGTCTCTTGCCTTACTCATATTTTATATCCTTATGTTGGCTTTGTAGGCCATGTTACTGTATTCGGGAAACCTGCTTGATCTGGTAGGTTTAGCAAGTCAGTTCGGTATTGTGTCCACTCTGCTTGTTTAGCATCTGTAAGTTCAGCCCAGCGTAGAGGATTAGTTACTATAGGATCTACTTCTTGAGCTAACTTCTGGTCACGCTGACCTCTTAGGTTTGCCGCTAGTTCTGCATCTAGCTCTGCTTGTGTAGGTGCTACATAAGCCGCATAGTCTGAGCCAATAAGCCCAAGCAATACGCTGTTGTCTACAGTCATATCTGTATCATCAGGCATTAATGCATAAGGTATCCACGAATGTTCTGGATGGTTAATCTCTACGTCAAATGCAGTATTGTCTGCGTTAAGTGATTGTGCGTTACGCACTTCTGTTATTATTACAGTTGGCATAAACGCCTCCTATTGTTGTTGTTGTTCATTAAGATATTCTGACGAAAACAGACGTTGTATAGTCAGTTCCATCATTTGCATTACAATATCCCATTGCTCTCCATGTTCCAGATGGCGTTCCACCTCTAGTTGTAGAGTTTGTTTTACCTGATCCATTGTCCCAATTATATTGACTAAAACCTGCATACCTTAAATCTGAACCAGATAAGGTAGCACCTGCTATAATATCTGCGTTACCTGAATGGCGACCCAAGAAAGCATAAGTACCAACAGCACCAAGAGTTGTACTACCGCCAACACCTGTTAGGTTAGAGCCATTGCCGTATAGGTTTCCTGAGAAGTGTCCGTCTTTAAACTTATAGGTTGTTGAGCCAATATCAACTTCTGCATTAGACCAACCACTATTCTTTCGTGGCTCAACTGCTACAGCAGTACGGCTAAAACCAATACCAGCTAGGTTTGCCCCACCTGAACTTTCTATATAGACACGCCCATCATTAGCACCAATACTACCTATTTTATTAGAGTCTTTATATATCTCTATGGCATTACCATCGTTGTTAAGAATATTAGCAATAAATACAGGGTCAGTGCCGTTGCTTCCCATTGCTCTAGTGGCGTAGTGATACCCAAGGCCGTTAATTCTATGCCCTGCTGTGCCAATAGCTGTAGTACTCTTACCCACCAACAAGTTGCCTGATGAGTCGATGCGCATACGTTCAGAAGAACCTGCGGTAGCAAAACGTAGGTCTTCTCCTCTAAACCCTAATGGCTTTAATGTAATTCCTGTGGAGTCAGTTGCTTGTATAGCAAAGTTACCACTGCCGACTTCACCAATGGAGTTACTAAAAGTAGCCATTGCGTTAGTGCCAACTGTAAAAGACGTATATCCATTAGAGTTGATGCGCATACGTTCTGCATCTGCAGTTGCATCATAGATTCGCAATGCACCACTTGAATCATTAATAGATTGTATATTAAAAGTTCTTGTACTTCCTGACTTTAATTGTAGTGCCGCATAATTAGTTGACTCAATAAGTATTTTGTTATCCGCACCACTTATATGTAATTGTTGTGAAGGCGAACTCGTCCCAATACCAACTCGGCCTGATGAGTCCAAGGTCATAGAGTAGCTTACTGTAGGATTTGCGCCTGTTCCTGCTCTTCTGAAGTTAAATGCGCCAGAAGTATTCATTTGAAGTATAGAGCCGCCTACACTTGCATTTCTATTAACCCATGCACTGCCGTTATAATAAGTATTGTTAGAAATACCTGCTTGTAATCCACCAAAATGAAACTGACTTGTAGAGCTATAAACAGCAGTCAAAGGTACATTTGCGCTAGGACTGCTAGTACCAATACCAACTCGGCCTGATGTATCAATAATAACTTTTCCGTTGGCTGAAAGGCTTGCCCCTACAGCATTAGCATAGGCAATACTAAACGCATTTGAATTACTGAAGTCTTGACCGACAGCCCAAGTATGGTTTCCTGAACTTGTGTTTATAAACTCTATTTCTGAGTCTGACCCAGCACTTGTAGTTAAACGAGCACCTGCAATAGTGCTTGTACTAGCAATTTCAAGGTTTGCACTAGGCGAACTCGTCCCAATACCAAGTGATTCAGCACTAGCATCCCAGAAGAACTTAGCAGTTGTGGCTGTGTCCTCGTAGAAGCTGATGTCGCCGTTGGAGGCTATGTTTAACCTACTAAAAGAGCCGCCAGAACCTAGCCTTAAATCCCCAGAAGCGTTGCTTGCATAAATATAGTTAGTTCCTGCACGTTGCATATCAATCTGTGTTGAACTGCTTGGTATCACTATATTTCCTTGAGCAGTTTCTACAGTCAGCCCAGTAGTTGTAAGCGCACCCGTCATTGTACCACCAGCTAGTGGTAGTTTAGTAGCAATAGAGTTTGTTATAGTAGTACTAAATGATGCATCGTCATTTAAAGCTGCGGCTAACTCATTAAGTGTATCAAGAGAACCCGGTGAGCTATCTACAAGGTTAGCAATAGCTGTATCTGTATAAGCTTTGATAGACTGTTGTGTGGCTAATGCTGTTGCACTGTTAGATGCCATGTTATCTTCATCAAGTATATCTGTAATAGACACAGAGCCTGTACCAGATAAACTATCAAACTCAACTGATCCACCAACGTCTAAGTTACCTGTCATAGTACCGCCAGATAAGTTTAGTTTTTCTGTATCATTAGCTAATGGAATCCAGTTACCT